TTTTAGAAAAATCAAATTTTCTAAAATCAAAAAATCAAACTGTAACAGTATAAATTTGAAAATAATTATTTATAAATAAAATGTAATTATTTCTAATTATTTACAAATGAAATGGAAAACAATATTTATAGTAATATGAAGAATACTATAAATGAACTGTCAGTACTGTAAAAAAAGTTTTTCTACAAAGACTAATCTTACAACACATCAAAAGAAAGCAAAGTATTGTTTGAATATACAAGGAGTAAAGCCTGAAGCAGAGTATATTTGTAAATATTGTAATAAAGAATTTAATAGTAAACATTATTTTACAAGCCATATATCATCTCATGAAAATAATGAGGAATTTATGAGGTATCAGCAGAAGTTGGAAAAACTTGAATATCTTAATCGTAATCTTCAAGAGATGATTAATGTGAAAGATAAACAATTAGAAGAAAAAGATAAACAATTAGAAGAGAAGAATATAGAGATACGTGAATATAAGGATACGATTGAAAGAGTAGTAACAAAGGCTGTGACAAAGCCTACAACTACAACAGTAAATAATACTGTAAATTACGTTCAAATTCTCAAAAACAATCCACCTTTAACTCATTATCATCAGCAACTTTGGTTGGATGGTATTACACCTCAATTAGTAGATAATACTAATATATCGCAAGCGTGGGGAAATCTTTTGTTGAAAACGATTGGAGATGTAAATCATTTGGTTGATGATTCAAGGAAGAAGACAGTGTCTAAATTAGGAAGAGAAATAAAAGATCAAGATATAAGAGGGGGTGTAATAAATGATAAAGGATTAAGGTATTTTAAAGATTATAAATGTGTTAAGATATTACAGTTTTTGTGTTATAATTATCTGGATATAAAAAATAAAATAGTAGAGTTAGATAGAGTGGGAGAATTAAGTTGTGAGCAATTAGTACATAGGAGTAGATTAATAAAGATGTTAGAATCAGTTTCAGAGGGAGAAATAAATGAAGATATGGCTAGTGCTGTTAATCATTATCTTATGAATAGTTGCTAAATTAAGAACTGAATGTCTTCTTGTATCAATCCTTGTTCGTCAAACCATATTTGAAGATGTGTGCAAAGATAAGGTGTTATTTGTGTACTCCAGAAGACAACACGTTGATAGTCTTCTATGGTAAAACGATCTTGTTCTTCTTCTGTAAAAATATTATTAATAGAATTTTGAATAATTTTTTTGTTTTTTATTATATTTTTTACATTTAAGATTGATTTATTATTATGAATAAATATTGATTTTTTTAAGTCTGCTCCTGTTGGAATAGGTATTTGTAATCTTTTTACAATCAAATTTAGAAGTTCAGGTTTTGTCCAAGATGTACATACCTTTCCTCTTGTTTGTTTTCTTTTGTCGTCCTTATCCTTTGGTTCTTCTTCAACACCTAAAATACGAATTTTAAATTCACCTTCGGAAAGAATTCCGAAGTGTTTATAAGGATTATTTTCCAAACGGCTTGTGATTATGTTCTTTTGTTCTTTTATTATTTCAGCGTATTCATTAGTGCAATCATTCCAATCATTACCAATAAGACATCTTATTTTCTTTTTTTGCTCATCTGGATGTTCCATTAACAACCAAGATATGAATATACCTTCTTCGTTATTCATAAAATAGTTTCTAAAGTGGGTAAGGATTAAATGTCTTGTATTAGTGTTAATATTTTGTTTTAAGGCTAGTATACTTGATTCTAAAAATATTTCTTGAATATCCAAAGGTAGTTCTATAATATTTTGTTTTAATTGTTGAATATCTGTTGATCTACAGCATTTATCGATTGTATTGAGTGTATAATCGCCTCCCAAGTCTTTGATAATATCATTAAAAGTTTTATCAGTCGAAATACTTGGATATTTAGTATAATATTCTAACGGATAACCTCCAGTGATAGATAAACTATCGATTAAAAAGAACTTGTCGTTTTCTTCTTTTAGATATGATGGAAATCCGTACTTGTTATTGATGATAATACTTTTATTAATCATAGTTCTCAAAGATGTAATTATATCGAATAGAGAATTTTCTGGAAATTGTGAAACAATCTCTCTCAAATCAAGTTGGAAAGTATTCATAAATGATATTTTTATTACTTCTATGATAAATTTAATAGCAGGGTTATTATAATACAACTGATAAGTAGAATAATCAAGTTCACTTTTGTCTAAATTCCTTGTTAATAAATTCGGATCAATTCCATCGCAACTATAGTTACAATCAGTATAATCACATTCTCTTTCACCATCATATCCTGTGATTAGGTTGCGATTATAATTTAACGAACAGTCGAAGGCTGCTTCTTTCATTACCCTCTCAACTCGTTTAATACTTATATCTTTGTTTTCAGATATTTCGTACATCTTCATATCGATAGAAATTATTTCGTCATTATCTAATTTATATTCTACTACTCCTCTATCTCTATCTAAAAGAGATACATGTTGATACACTCTAACAACAGGTATAACACCAGCGTTTATAAGATCGTTATGAGAACCTAATCTCCAACCACGGGCGATTGCCTGTGCTGTCTCTGAATAATTCCAGTGTGGGGTAAGGATATGCTCTTCTTGAATATTTTTAAGAGAAAATCCTTCTGAAATTACTTTTGAGCCAATAATGACATTGATTACCTTTCCATACATATTATCAGGTTTGTTAAATCTGTCAACAATAGTTCTAATCTGTTTTGATGTTGCAGTTTCATTTGTAACTAAAGCATATCTTAGTTTTTCGTTTCCTTCTGGTTCTCTACCAGATGCTTTAGAAAATCCAAAAAGTTCAAGAAGTAGAGAAAATAAAATACATCCGCTCCCCTTCACAAACTCACAATATACGAAGGAAGATTTATTACTTTTGGAAGCATCAAGTATAAGTGAAATAGTTCTAGCATACTTACTTGAATATATACTTAGTTTATTAAGCATTTCTTGATGTGTGTCAGCCTGAAGATGACTTTTAAATTGTGATGTTAATCTATAAAAAGCCAATTTTTTATTTTTACCTAGAATAGATTTTGTAGATCCTTTATTGACCCATGCCTCATTGTTAAAAAATTCTCTACCATACGAACCATCATGAAATACAAACAAGATTGCTTGACGAGAAGAAACGTAAATTCCCTTTTGTTTATCTTTGTCTTCTTCCCAAGCTCTTTCATAACCTGATGTCTGAAATGGAGACATAATATCATCGTCTACTTTTAAATGATTTAAGCCTCCGTTAGTAGTTCCGATAAATTCTTTTGTAACCGATGTTTGCATAGCCTTAAGATATGATACACGACCTTTGAATTTTGATTTCAACTCTGGTATTTTTTCTTTTTTAAGCAATAGTAAGTCTTCTCCTTTGTCGTGAAAGAATTCATAAATAAATTTAGACTTGATTGGAAGTTGATCTTCAATTGGGAGAATAAGGTTCATAACAGAAGAAATTTCTTCTGGGTTATCCTTCATAGGGGTTCCTGACATAAGAATAATTTTACAGTTTTTAACAGTGTGAAGAAATCTCCAGAATTGTTCGTACATACGAAGAGCTTCTGTTTTTTCTTTGTCTTGAATACGGATGTTATGAACTTCGTCGATAACTATGATTTTGTTTGAAAAAGATTTTATAATATCTTCATCTTTCATCTTTCTAATAGTTTTTGCAAAAGTTTCAAAAGTGTGAAGAGAATAATATTCTTTTATAATCTTATTTATACGATGGACCTTCTCCAATTCAGTTCTATATTCAGGAATATATTCTCCAGAAGTACATTTAAATACCAACTCATTAGTATAATTATTAAGAAGTCCTTCTCCGGAAGCAAAAATCATTGCTCCTGTAAATCGACTGTGCTCTTTTCTAATAGTTTCAATAGCTCCTATTGACGAGCATGTCTTTCCAGACCCCATTTCGTGTAGTAAAAGAAGTTGGTCGAAGAGAGTGTAAGATGACAAAAATCTAGCTATTATTTTTTGGTGTTTGTAAAGTATTCCTGCTTTACCAGGAGGATCTTCCGTTTCTGGAAGTCGTTCGTCATAAAACTCTTTTTTCTTATATATAGAGGTGTAAAAATCGTCGTATGTATTTAAAGTTTCATCACTATATTGGTTTATATTTGGATATTTTGGAAGAAAATCTACAATATCAAGGTCCATTTAGTTTTTAACAATATAAATATTTAATTAAGTAAATATTTATATTTATATTATAATTTTAGTCTAAATAATCATAATCATCTTCATCTTCATCTTCATCTTTATCTTTATAAGTTTGTGTATAAATTGGACGATGCTCTTTAGGAAGATATGAAACGAGTTCAGGATATGATTTGGGTATATATTCTGGATTACATAAAAACATATTAATCTTTTTAATCAAAGGATCGTCTTGATTAAATTCTCTTTGAATCCTATTTCCGGGAAGTAACCTTCCAACAATCTCATAATGACATTTACCGATCCACATAATAATCAAAGATTTTCTGTTTTTTAGATTTATCGTATCTCCAGTACGATAAGGCATCCTAGTATTAGCATCAATGAAATATACATCTCTGTTAAACCTATCTGATATTAACCCGATCGTATAAGAATCAATTTCATCAGAAATATTCTTCAAACCATCAACGTATTCCTTAAAAGCACTATCTTCTGCTTCATCTACTAGAACATTCACAAAGTTAGAAAGAGTTTCCTTAATATATTCTACTTTTTCTTGATCAACATGCTTAAGACTTTCAACTCTTTCTAAATATTTTAGAGTCTGGTTTATAATCTCCGTTTTACATAAATCTATTAATCCATTTTCACATCTTCTATAAGCTTTTGGTAGAATATTTTGTTCAAATCCATCATTAAAAGGAATAAGCTCCGTTACTAGTTCGTACAGTTCCAATTGTTCTTGGTCTTCCCCTATTAATGTTTTAATAATTTTCTTTACGCTTTTACCTTTAACGCGGTTATCATTGTTTACAAATCTGTAAAAGTTGAGAAGAATATTATTTACCTTTTCTTGAAAAGGAATCTTTGCGATAAGTCCTCCACCAATCTCTTGCCAACTTTCTTTATCAACTCTACCTGCCATACTAGCTCTTAAACGATGAACAAACTTTGTTTTATCTGTGTTATTCATACCTACATAGTCTTTAGAATATGCGTGAAGTAAAGAATGGAAGAAACAAGAGCCGTCCCCAATTGTTCCGGTACGAACAAGAACATCCTTTCCTTCAAGAGGCGAATAAAAAACAACAGTTTTATTAACTTCAAGTATTTTGAGATTAGTTTTATGATTTGACATTTCTAATTTTCATATTATCGTTGTTTTTTTAAATACTAATCAAAATCAATATGCTCGTTAATATATGTCCAAATATTCTTTGCATCTACAGTACTTGTAGGACATCCAGTATTTGAATACGATACTGGAACAAAACTATTACTATCCCATTTAAACTCAATCACACACTCATTACCAGTTCCTATAAATTTACGATCTTCTTGAACTAGAGGAATAGTATTAAAGAATGGATACTCTGTATTTCCAGTGAATACTTCTTCTTCCTTTCCAGTCTTCAAAGTATATGTCTTGTATCTTAAGTAATTCTGTGAAACCTTGAAGTATATACTTATGTTCTTAATATGTTGGTAAATATAAGTCCTATTATTCGTATAATTTGCTTTAATAGGAGAAAAAATAACCCCATCGTATACATTTAACAAAGACTTTGCATTCTCAACTGAATAATATTTGATAGGTACGCAGAAAGGAAAATATTTATTTATCTTATATAAATACCTTTCTCTTTTTATCAAAGACTGCTTTCTAACATCTTGTCCACAAAATATAGAAATATCATATCCGTAAAATCGGTTCTCGTACCAATCACCACTTATCACAGTATTATACAAACTATCATGAACATCATCTTCTAAAGAAACTATAAATACCCCATCTCCATTCATCATATACACCCCCTTTTCAGATAAAAATAAAGTGTAACTTACACCTCTTCTCATAGGACATACATAATATTTTTCCAAATTAGTATGTTTTAGATAAGATAGTCCTTGAGGAACAATCCAAGGATATTGATAATCCTTTTCAAACAAACTATTGTAAGAAGATACTACTTCATAATTTTCTTCTTTTACTAGAAGCTCTGGAAGTAGTTTATATAATGCTTTAACAGGTTCAAAGAGTTCTGTTAAAGAGGTTGGTATTTGTATCAAAGAAACTTCTATTTGGTAATCGTCAACACCATCGTGTATCAATAGAATAGAGTGGGAATTGTCTTGAGATCTGTAGGTTAGACACTCCAAAGAAGAAACGTTTTCTGTACCTGAATATCCAAACATAACATAGTGGTTATTAACAACTCCTATGTCTAATATATTACAATATTGTTTTTGCTCTGTTTGTGTTGACACGTATGTTGAAGAATCAAGAAATGTTTTAATCCTCTCAAAATTAAAAGAATTGATATATGGTTCGAAGTATGTATTCCTTTTATTTCCAAACACGAATTTGTATTCCTTTTCTTTCTGCATTTCTTTAATGATCTGCGCGAGGTCATTTATCACAGATCTTCGTATAGATAGTTTCATTTTACTATTTTAAACAAAACTATTGTTTAAAATATCATTTTTAACTCTATTCCATGTTTTTCATTAATTCTTTCATAATCCTAATACATAAAATTCTGCGATCGACTTTACCACCATTTATATTAAGTATATTTACTCCTAAATCCATAGCTATATTATGTAATATTTCTTTTGGATAAGATCTACAATTCTTATCGTTAAAATTTGGAGGTAATAAAACAGTTTCTTCTGTATCCATATTTTCAACAACTTCATCCATATTTTCTTCTGTATCCATGTTTTCAACGAATTTATTCAGATTTAATACTTCTTCAGCCATGTGATTCATAGAGGTTTTTAAAGGAGAACTATTTATGGATATATATATACCTTTTAGGATTTCTCCTTTGGGAGATTTACAATGTGCTTTAACCATAGAAGCAACTATAGATTTTCCGATAGAAGGGTGTTTAACAATACAGTCTCTAAGATCAAAAATACCATAAGTGTTCCTTAGATATACATATTGATCAATATCAGTGTGGTTCATGCTTAACGCACTATCAATAAATATATCAATTGATAGTGCGTCAGTTGCAATACCAAATGGTATATTAGGAGCATATGGTTCAACATTCTTCAAGTTACATAAGGTCTTCATATATTCTCCTTCTTCCGTATTCCAAAAGACATTGTCATTATTACTGAGTAGATATGATATACGTGCAAGAGTACAGTTTCCGAACCGACATATTATAGCGTTATTGTTATTATTAGGGTGACAAGAGTTGTACCAACTCAAACTTCTGTAATCTTCTCCATCAGAAGGGAGAGCCCAGTTATCCGCCGCTAACTGACGACCTAAGTAATCAACCTTGGTTACAACCGCTGAAGAAGTTTTCCATTTATTAACATAGTTGTTAGTCATTTGTTCACTAATTTCTTCTCCTGAAGCAAGTTCTTCAATATAAAAACCCTTATCTTCAATCACTATACCATCGCATGGTGTCCACATTCCTTGTGTATCCGAACCTTTAACCGTATGTAACCCTGTAGACTTGTAGAAACATTGGTATATTAGTTCTCCGTTAGGGGAGGTATAAAGAACTTTGATAAAATCCCTTCCTTCCCACCTAAGTGGACGAGGTCCGTCAGTTGTCTGAACCATATAAATAAGAATATCAGGACCTATATTTTGTATAACTTCAATCATTTATTAATTAATTCTATTATTTTAATTTCAATAAATTAAAACTATTTAACGAGAATAATAGTTTTATAAAGGAGATAGACAAATATCACTTCTTGTCTCTGTTAGTTTATTCTCTTCTTTCATTGATTCTGTATGTAATTGAACGAACTTATATAGAATTTGTTTTAGTTCGTTTGGAAGTTGATTCAAGTCAAATTTCATATCATTTTTGGAGTATTTTCCGTCGTATGGAAGTTTGAAGGTACTTGTATCATAACTATTTTCCATTTGGAATACTCTTATTAAAGCATACACTAGTTCAGACCCATTTTCGTCTATACTTTTAATTTTCAACATAAAGTCGTTTTTCTCTTTTGTATTAAGGTCTCTTGAACAAATATCTAACAATAGATTGTCATATAGAGGAAAGTTGCTGTTGTTCATTTGTATTATTTATATATACCTTCTTTAAACTTCATTTTTATTTTATAAACTATAGTATTATCTTCTTTGATGTCCTTGCTTATCTTCTCCGTAAGCATCTAAAAAAGGAAGATAACAGATCTTATCATCAGGTCCGTATAGTGGATGACCTATTGTATAGGCAGGAATACCACCCCTTGGATCTTCTTTCACATTTTCATCTGAAAATTTCTGTTTGCTTTGAATCTTTTGAGCTACTTCCAAAACGAATCTGCGAATTTCACTAGCATCGTGAGGTCCTTGGTATCTCATAAATGGTCTTCCGTTAATATAAAGAACAATATATGGAACATATGTTATTGGTGCTATAGTCTCTTTAGACATCCTAACAACATTTTTATTAGAGCTTACGTTAATCATACCAAATTGACAACCTCCTATAGTTCCAGGAAGTTTTTTAAATATAGGAATTAATGTTTGACAGTGCTGACATTGTGTTGAATAGAAAAGAATTAATGAAAATCCGGGAATAGAGTTAGTTAAAATATTTCCTTTAGTTCCTTTTGCGATTTGAAAATCATCTGAAGAAAGAAAAAGTAGTCCGCTCATTTGTATGTACTTAAGTTTTATTTTAAATAGAATTAAAAACTTGGTAATAAACAAAAAATGGTTCAAAATATATCATTGTTCAATCCTGAAGATTTACCGTTTGGACAACTTAGCAACAATTCTCATTATTTTATGGAAATTGAAGGAGAGAAGTGGAAGACAGTTACAAATTACGTATATGCAAGTATGATGCAAAATCATCCTGCATATAGTCATACGTTAAAAAATGCAGATATAAAAAATATACAAAAAACTTACACCGACCTAAAACAAAATAGGTATCAAAACATAATTCAAAACACTTTGACAAAAGCTCTAGAATCTAAATTTGAAACAAGCATTAAAAAAAATGAAGATAATGATTATACTAGTAGTTTGACAGACTTATTGTTAAGTACAGAAGATCGCGATATTGTCTATATAAGTAATGACAATATTTTAGGCAAAGGAGAAGATAATAAAGGTTTTAATCTGTTAGGTAAACAACTCAAACAACTTAGACATCAAATAAAATTGGCATTCTACGTAAAAATGAAATCAGATGAAGATGAATCTAAAAATCGATATTTATATATGGCATACTTATCAAAGTTGGGTCTTATCAATGCTATAAAAGGTCAATTTATAAATCTTCATAATTGGCGTGGTGAAACAAGGGAAAATGATTATGATTTATCTAGATTTTTGAATTTAACTCTTGAACAACTTCTCCAAGAGTTACAATATGGAGGATATGTTTTTAATAATCTATCATTTGACGATTTCGTAAATGAAATGGTAAAAAAAGGACACGTTCCAGCCAACTCTATCCTTTACATAGCAATTAATAATCCAAAAGCTCTAGTTAATATTGTAAGAAAAAAACACTTAAGAAACCTCAAATCTCGTCAAGAAAAAAGAAGAAGAGATTATGTCTTTGAGATGTATGTTAATGATATGATCGTTCAGAATTATGCAGATATACCTGATAACAAACGTGCAAATGCTGCTGAGCAAGCATTTAGAAATTTAACCTTACCAAAAAAGGAGGATCTTGTTAATAGAATATGGAATTTATTTGAAAAAAATAAGCTTGGTAAATCTCTAACTCATGAAATTAAGATTTTAATTTCAAATATAAAAATTCCAGATATGAATAAAATCGAAGAAACAGAAAAGTTTGATCCTATTGAAGTAATTGAGACACAAAAATCAGGGGGTGATGATTATACTGTAAAAGAACTAAACAATAATCCAGTTTTAATTAAGGATAATTTTTTATTATCTGAAGAAGAAATAGAGCAAAGACAATATACTATTTTTTCTCCTAGAAGTGATGATGTTTTATTCAAAATAAATGATAACATATACCCAACTATTTATCATTGTATTCTAATTAGTTTGATTCAAAACATTCCACACATCACAAACGCATATAATAATATTTATAAAAACTTATATTCAAAACCTTTCGCTACCATTGAAACTATTTACAGTAGATACAAACAACTTCAGGAAGAATATGAAAACAAATTTTTTAAGCACTACGCAAATATCGGATTAAATCAAAAATTTTCAGATGAAACTCTGAAAAATCTACTTCTTGTTACTGGAAACGCAAAACTTATATGGGATGATAGAATAAATTCTATACTTGGTCAAGGTCCAAATAAAACAGGTAATAACTTTGTTGGTAAAAAACTTATGCAACTACGAGATGAATTCAATTCTCAAGAAAAAGAAGAAAAGATAATAGATAGAGATAGTATTCAACAGATATCTACTCTTCTAGTATCTGATCCGTTCATTAAACGTTGGATGAATATGAGAATAAAAGATATGTGTAAAAATATCAATATTATGATGAACTATATCAAAAACAAAAAAGATCAAGATGAAGATGAAGAAATAATTGCGGAAAGAGATTTATTAAACCAAGATTTTGTAAGAAAAGTTCTTGATAATATTTACAATCCTTGCTCTAGTCTATTTGAAAAAGCCAATTCAATCACCAATCCTAACATACCCGAATACTTTAAACTTGCAGTGCGTAGTTATAGAAATTTCGATAATGTAAATGAAGAAGTTATATCTTTATTTTGGACTCGTATCGTTGTAATGATTCAAACCGTCTTGCAATATAACTCAGGCACTGCAATGGATGTTGCTCAGACTATTGCTAATATAGAATTGTTACTGTCCAAACCTACTCGTTGTAAAATGTTAAAGACACAAGACAACTGTATATATTCTGCACTTTTCAACGTTCTGTTAGGTCTTTTTAAATTTAATAGAAATATTAACTTACAAATTGAAGGAGATGAATATGATATTAATACAGCAGTAACAATCATTACCGGGAGAAAAGAAACAGAACCTAAAAATAAATATCAAGAAAACGTTTTGGAGGGTATAACACCTAAAGAACAAATAGAAGCAAACATAAATTATATAAAAGTAATATTTAATGACGAGTATAATAAGTCTTTAGGAAAATCAGGAGCAATTAAACGTCCAAGAGTCGTAAAATCACAACAAAAACAACAACAACAACAAGAAGATAATTCTGATGATGGGTCTGATGATGGGTCTGATGATGGGCCTGAACTTGACACCACCGAGCTTCTAGCTCAACAAGCAGAAAGAAACGAGGAGACAGATAAAAAAGTTGATGAAATAATAAATATGATAAAATATTTCAATGATGAAATCGATGTTCAAAGAGTTCAATCTGATATAGAAGAGGCTGTTCAAACTATAAAAGAATACTCTCTACCAAAACAAATAAAAACAAATCGTATCAACTTTTTCGCAACTCTTTTGAGTAAATCTCAATAATATATACAAAATTTAAATTGATATTTAAGAAATAATAAAAAAGAATAAAAATCAAAAATGTCTCTCGATCAAGCAGTAATAAAGGTTGTTAACGATATCATTCAACTATATATTTCAAGAGTTTCAGAAAAGTTTGAATTAGACCAAAATGAACTATTATCATTGTGGTCAGTTAATACTGCTCCTCCTTCTGTAAATTCAGAAAACGCTCAACTAGAAAAATTAGGAAAACCTGAACTTGTAGAACTCTGTAAAGCAAAGGGTATCAGACATACAGGTACAAAACTTGTTCTAATTGCTAGATTGTCTGGAGAAGAAGAAAAGGTATCTGTTGCTTCTAAAAAGAAAGTAGTAGTATCTTCTGCTCCTGTAATCAAAAAACTTGTAGCAAAAATTCCAAATGTTCCAATACGTCGTAATCAGTTCGGAAACTATGAGCATGCAGAAACAGCCTTTATTGTCGACCGGAATACACAAAAGGTAACAGGAAAACAAACAGAGAATGGAGACATTGAACCTCTCACTTCCGAAGATATTAATATCTGCAACAAATACAAATTTTCGTATGAACTTCCAGAAAATCTAGATAGAAAAACAAGATTTGAAGATGTTCAAGTAGAAGAACTTGACGAAGAGGATGAAGAATTTGAGGAGGAAGAATTTGAGGAGGAAGAAGAAGAAGAGGAAGAATTTGAGGAAGAATTTGAGGAGGAATATGAGGAGTTAGAAGAAGATTAAATATATACAAATTTATAATAATTATTATTATTATAAATTAACACAAAACTGGTATTTTTGGAACAAAATAAGACTCTAGTAAAGGAATTATTAGAGTCACAGTAGCTTTTGTATTACTTATATTTCTTAATACTCTTTTGTATAAATAATACAAAAAACTCAACACAGAAGTTTCTACACCAGAAAAAGTTATAGGATTCACAGAAACTGCTATTGTCGTACAAGAAAGTCCTTCATTAGTTAAAGAATCCGCTGTATATACAGGATTAGTTGGTTTAGTTGCGTACGGGATACATAATGGACTTTATTTAACATCCTACAAGAATCATAGTATTTTTGAATCTGTTGTAGATACATAAAAAACTTGATCTTATTATTTAAAACCAAAATCAATCTTCATAAATACTATTATTGGAAATAACAACACACCTTTACCAAGACTAGAATAAGTATATTTGTTTTGTAACTATTTTAGTTACAAAAATATTCTTAAATTAATATACTTTTCTTTTTCACTCTTCGTCCTCACTATCACTCAACTCTTCCTCTTCCTCCGGGCTAAAAGACAACTCATGCTTCATATTCAATCTTGCAACCATCCTTGATACATCACATACTTCGTGTTGCCCATCAACCTTTACAGTATTAACAGGATCCATTCCATCTCCACCATACGACAACTGATAGGTTTTTCCGATAGCATCCCTAACACTCCCGTCATACTGAGTCTTTATATCCTCCGTTAATTTCACAATTCTCCTCTGCATATAACCAGAAGTTGCTGTACCCATCGCTGTCGCGATATCCTCTAGGTTTCCCTAGAGGGCGGACTATATCTTAAGCAGGTTCAGGTTGGCTAGACCATCATTACCCACCGATGACCGTTATATTAATACCGAAAATATTATATTAATAGGAATATTCTTTGTAATATAGTAATAAAGAGGCATATTAGATTCAAAGACTGTTTCTAACACTGATTAAATCCTAAGTCTTATCTAAATCCATTTTTTGTCGTAGTTTTAATGTTTCTAAATCTGGCGTGATATTTTAAATATTCAATTTTATCAGTATTAAAAGTCTCTGAGGGAAGGTCATATCCTAGCCAAACCAGCATAAGCTGGACGAGCAAACTCGTTTTAACGGACTTAGACCTTTTACCCGCGGATTGCCCAATCCTAAACGTTATTACGATGCCCGAGGTCATTACCCTGGGTATTATACCAAGTTTCCAAGATATAAGTCGTAGTTTAGGCTCTAAGGGGTTTCCCGACATTATAAGCCATCTCGCCCTACAAAAATAGTAGGACTAGCAGGTAACACTGTTTGCCCTCAAAAATGAGGCAGCCTGCTGTTTGTGACACAAGTTTATCACAGATTCCCTCTCTTCCTGACATTGCGTGGAAATAAAACTGCTTCGGGTTTAAACCCTTGATGAAAGAAGACGCGATAAATCCCTTTGATTCATATTCCAAATCAACAGGAAGATTTCCAAATGGATAATGAGGTAAACTCCTCTTTCCGTGGTTCAAAGAAGGTATTACTCTCTGCCCCAGAAGATTTTGCTGTCCAAGCAATCCTGTAATCTGTGTGATGTTAAAAAAATCACCCTTACTTCCTGAATTCACAGTACTTAAAAAGTTGTTGTTTGGATCAAGAGCATCCTTAGCAATTCTCAAACCAATATCTTTTGCCTTATTTAATACCGCTGAAATACGAAGTTCCCTAATTATAGGATGTGTAGTTGTCGTTTTTATTCCTTCTGCCTCAATGAAACACTTTTTGATCTCATCACTAATTTCTTCCTCTTTACGCTCCCCTTGTATCAAACAATCCTCAAGTCCTACACTAAATCCAGATATTAACAACCAGTTATTTGTAATAAACTGAACACCATCTATAAACTTTGCAGCAGCATCAGGACCATACTCTTTATACATAATCTGTATAAGAGAATTATGAGCGGACCCAATAATTGACTTGTTAATACTCCCTTCATATAAAACCCCTCTGTATATTTTCAAAACAGGTTCATTGGGATCACAATTGTTTTTCTTCTCGTAAATTAGGTCTTCTGGAAGAATTAGAGAAATCAACCCCTTTCCGTGGTAAGGGGTTGATTTCTTTTTCTTCTGTCTCAAGATACGACTGATGTGCTGAATCTTCGCTGTTGTTTCAGCAACTGTCATTTCTAGTTTAAGAGAGATATTAAAGAACTGATCCTTTCTCAACATCTTGAAACCTAAAGTCATTCTATATGCTCCAAGAAGAGAATCCTGAACAATAGCCATATTCGGTTTTCCATCCTGTGCTGATATTATATTATGCTTCGACGCTGAAAGTTCCCTTAATTCCGCCTGTGCTTCCAACGATTGTGCTACGTGAATGTTCATCTCGTCTCCATCGAAATCTGCATTAAATGGCTTGCATATAGCCAAATTCATTCGTAAAGTTTTGTGAGGACGAATGACAACTTCCTGTGCCATCATAGATGCTTTATGTAAAGTCGGTTGGCGATTTAGAAGGACAATATCACCATCCTTCAACTTTCTCTCAACAATATCCCCGATAGTCAAGTGATACCTTTTCTTCCCTGGATACTTCAAGTCTTTTACAAAATCCCCGTTTCTCTTCAAAAGGTCTCCTTGTTGCAATTTGTCGTTTCCATTATTAACAACTATCTCTTGTTCTCCCCTAATAATCACATCTCCGTGCATCAATCGTGTTCCACTGTAAAACAGTGCATTATTGAGATTGATTCTTGTAGAACCACCCTTCTTAAGAACAAAGTTTGCTCCTCCTGAATTTACTAACTTCGTCATCATAACCAAGTTGAAATCCGTAATATGAACCGGGATTGTTAGAATGTTCGCCATCTCAACTGGAACTGCTAATTGCCCCATTTTCAATGTAGGGTCAGGACCTATAACAGTTCTACCAGACTGATCAACACGTTTTCCCATCAAATGCGTTCTAATTTGACCATCCTTTCCAGTCAAACGCTCTTTCAATCCTCTAATGGGTCTTCCGCTTGTCGTATGTTTAGCTTTTCCAGCACTATTATTATAAAATGTCGATATCCTAAACTTCAAACTCTGTAGATATTTCTGATGTTTTGAGTCTACCTTTGACGAAGTGTCTTTATCAGCTAGGTGATTATTTGCCTTAATAATTTCAACAATCTGGTTAGAGAGGTCGTCGTCACATGTATTACCATCTGCAATAACGAAAGGTCTGCAACATTGGGGAAGAACTGGAAAAACAACCATAATATAATTCTTTGGATGAACCATATTAGGATCAAACCCCAACAACTCCATATCCTCATCGATAATATTGTCAAAAGTCTTCTTGATCTCTTCTACCGTAAGAACAATAACCAACTTGTCCTTATCTTTTTGCTTACACACCATTGATATACTGTTGTCAGTAGGGGAATACTTGATATATGGTTGAGGGTGAAAACAATGAGAGCATATGTCGATCTTCTCTAGTTTCTCGATAATTTTATCTAACCTATTATTCCCCTTATATCTGTTCAAACCGCTTAGATAAATCTGTTCTTTGTTAAAAAGAAACCTAAAACACTTGATACAAAAACACTTAAGAAAAGATGAAACCTGTTTGTAAAACAAAGGATTGATGATAGGTTCATTAAGCTCGATATGTCCAGGATGACCTGGACAATTCCAAACATTTTGGTGACATGTTTCACAATCCTTTCCATTCTCGATTGTTCCCATTCTTGGGTCGTAGACAGTTCCTACATTTCCTGCTTTATCAACACTACCCAACTTGGGGTTGTCTATCTTACAGACAGACATATTCAATATTTGCTCGGTTGATAACACACCAAATGTAACAGTGTTTATTTCTCGAATGTCAGTGTTCATTTTATTTATTCTTCAAAAATTGTAAATAAAATTCAATTTTATAATCATTTGAGAATTCTAATTCATTTTTTTCGACATACCGTTTAAAACATTGTATATAATCTCAATTTCACCTACAATGTTAATCTTTGTAAACACGAAATTAACCATATATAATTCAGTTGTAAATACGAACATAATTAATATAGCACTTAATATAAAGATGGAATTAAATTGGAACTTATAATAAGGGAATATTATTCTCTGAATAACTAAAAACGCTACAAGAATTGCAAAGACCACTGCGATATACACATAAGATCTATTTAAATATTTTTTATTACATTTATTTTTCCAAATTTCATAGTCGTCGAAAGCCTTTTGGTTATCCTTTATCTTTTTGTTTAAGGCATTAAGGAATTTTTGTTTACGTACAGGATCTCTCTTAATAAACCCTAAATATACTTCAAGATTGTTTTCTACTATTCTAGAAATATCTTTAGACATAACAAAGTAGAATATAGAAATAGAAACTATCGCAAAAAGAATAATGTTAATTAAGGTTAGAGACAGATCTTCTGGAGATAATGCTACTTTAAATATATATTTTTTCAACCAAGAAGCATTGTAATTTTGATCCCAATTTTCATGTGTATATTGTCTCGAACTTAACTTGTAAAAGGTTGGAAATAATAACAAGATAGTAATAGATATGAAAAATAACATCCAAAATTTTGGATTTTCATAGTGAAATAAGGATCTCATAGTTCCTAAAAATCCTTTAGTACTTCCTTCACTTCCACAAGAAGTATTAGGTTCCCATTTAATTTCTATAGTATTCAAATAATTAATCAAATAAGTATCTAAATCAAGTATTTCTTCTGAACTTAGTTCCGAAGGGTTTTTACCTAATTTTGAGTTTAAGGTATCTAAAATAGGTTTAGAGATAATATCTGCTAAATTCATTTTATTATATATTATTATAATATATAATAAATGAAAGATTTATTTTTCACACACATAAGAATATTTCTTATGGCTATAATATTTTATTTCGTACTTTACAAGACATTATTCTCTTGTCTTTTAAAACAAGAGTCTGGATTCCATAATATTTACTCAATCATACTAACAGCAATTATTATGACTGCTTTTGAACTTGGATTTATTTGGATTAATTATTATTATGCTTTCCATAATTCTGCCTCTAATATTGTTAAACATACTGTTGACGATACTGTAAAAGAAACAAATGTTTCTAAGGATGTGATAGACGATGCTGCATCTTTCTTAAGTGGTTTTGCTACAGTAGACAATAAAAAAATACAAACAATAAACACTTTCGCAACAACTGCTGGTATTCTTTTGGTTTCTATATTAATTTTAATACTTGTTATTATTGATTGTAAGGGTAAGGGACAAAACTTCTCAACAAATCCAAGAGTAATATTTGCTTCTATTGCAACTGCTACATCTTTGGCAATCTTTTTCGGATTTTTCTACTTCAGTACAACCTCTATTTACAAAATGATTCCAAACGATATCGACGTCTTAAACTCAGTAAAAAATGTTCTTGAAAACGATATAGAAGCACCTGAAGATATCAAAGTAAGACCTATAGTTCCAGTAGCATTTAATGATGTCTTAAAAATGACAGCAGTTCTCATTCTTGTAATTTATATTGGTTCTAAATATATTTTCCCTAGATTTAAAGCTTTGTGTAAATCCGAATAATTTCTAAAAGATTTATATCTTTTAGAAATTATTCGGATTTACATTGGTGGTAGATACTTCCCTTCATCATTATAATCAACCAAATCATCGTCATCAAGAATAACTATGTTCCCAGAATCAATATCATCTTTAAGTGTTCTGACTCTATATCCATGCCAAATACACCCACTAGCAGACTCACCCCAAGTTCTTGAGAAATATTCCTTGACCTCGTTCTTAACCATTGATTGTTGTCCTGGAAATCCTTCTCTATGCCACTCCTTGAATTGAGAGTACAATTCAGTAAGAGAGATTTTTGCTTCGTCGTCTTCTATAATATTCTCTTCAATGAACTGACGATAGATATCATTCTGCTTCCTATATGTTGCAGTAGCCTCCTTAATCTTCTCCGGTTCACGCCTGACATAAGTAGGATCGTTTACAATTATTTCGTGATGCTTCAAGAGAAACCAAGCAAACGCTTGAACCAGATCCGGAATCTTCTTGCTGAACTCCTTATCCATAGGAAACCTCTTCTCTCTCAATTGCTCCTCGTAAGTTTCAGGACAAGGTTCTCCGCGACGAACAAAAGTAGATTCAAAAGGAATAACTCTAATACGGTTCCAAGTAGCCTTATCCGAGTATCTCATTTTTGGAAGCTTGTTACATATAAATGTAAGCTTAAACATCGGAGTCATCTCTCTTGTCGCCTTACCTGTCTCAAACAAGTCACGAGCCCAATAAGAATCATTACCAGACAAACTCTTCATTGTTCCGATGTTAATTTGCTCATCACCGTCAGGTTCCTCTAACACAGCCCATCGAACACCATTACCCGCTCTCGCAAGTTCAGGATTTGCAGCTCCATTTCCAGTCTTCTTTCCAGTAATCAGTGTTGTGTTGAACTTTATTGAAAGTTCTCCAAACATCTTTTCAAAGATAGACTGTGTGATAGACTTAGCATTATCTCCTTCACCAGTCCAGAAATACACTACCTTTTGATGGTTCCCACCAACAAACACATCCGAAGCTTGATCAATGAAATATTTACGAACAGAAATATCAGGAAATACCTTCTCTAGAAAATCATCTACAGCAAGAACCCTCTCATCATCTTGATTAAATTCAATATAGTCAATAGGCATAGACTTACTGATAAAATCTTCCGGTCTCCCAGAGCGAAAAATATGTGTCTTCAAATCGTACACTCCATTCTTAAAAGCAATCAGATACGCATTCGTATCAAGTTTCTTACGAAAACGCTTGTCATAAAAAACCTCCATACACTCCTTCATCACATTATTCTTATACGGAGCAGACTTCAAACTTGTAATAATCTTCTGTGTTAACTTAAACCTCATCTCATACATAGCAGCTTCAGCCTTATCAGCAGCATCATGCTGCTTAGCGTAAAACTCATTACCCATCTCAACATATCTATCTACAATCTCGTCAGAAATCTTCTGACGAAGAAATACACCTTCTTCAACCTCTTCCCAATGATGATTTGAAAACTGAAACCAAACACCTCTTCCCATAACACTTGCACAAACGAACTCGTTTCCATATTCAGCATAAAGTACTTTAGCAATATCGTTATGAGAACCGCTTAGAGACTCCTTGATATGATGATCAGATTGCTCCTTCTGGAACTCCTTGTACATCTCTGGATTGTCAATGCTTGCGTAGTACCTCAACGTACCAATTGTTAGTTCCTTCTTAGCCATCCGCTCCCACTCGTTGATACATACAGATTCGTCAAACTGAGACTCATCCTTTGCGGAAAACTCAAGCCATTGCTCTAAACCCTGCTGACATCCATCACTTATATTGAAAAGAGCCCAACCAACTGTCATCCATTCCATCCGATCAGAAGATCTAAATACAGACAACATCGGTAGCAATCTAGCGGAAACCTTTAGAGCCTCGGAAACGGATATCTTAACATGTTTCTTCTGTTCATTAACCTTCCTTTTTTCTTTGAGAGGAGATATTAAACCGTACTTCAACTCGCTTGTTTGGCGATTGTAAGGAATAATACTCAAAATTCTTGGTAAATACCTCATAACCATCCCGTTCACATTGATGAGACGTTCTTTCATATCAAATAATTGATAGTTCCTGAAAGCATCTTCCAAATCTATTTCATTACTTTCCGAATCAAATACTTTAGAAACAATATATGGCTTCATATCTTCAGTCTTTCGACTTCCATACATCAACCACGGGACTTTGCAACATGATTTGTCAATCATCATACCAGAATCTTCAAAACCAAGATTCTCGAAAGTTCTCATCCCCTTAAGCATCTCCTGTACTCTTGGAATTAAGTGAACTTCTTGATCTACCTTGCTTAGGAAGAGGTTGGGGAAATGAAGGTGAAACCCATTCTTGACATAGCTATTTTCCTTGACATTTACATAATATATTTCTTTTTCTAACAGAATGCATTTAAGATTCTCGTCAGTACATTCTTCAACTATTTTACGCAAAACGGATTGATATACTTCCACAACTTGTTTTACTTGTTCTTCACTGTAAATGTGTTCACCAAATTCCATATCGTCGTCATCTTTCAACTGAATCTTTATGTCAACATCAACAAGAATAGGTAAATAATGCTGTGGTTTTTCAGCAACCCCTAATATAGGGTCTTCTTGTGTCATAATAACTTCGCAATATTGTGTTACGAATTCTTCAAAATCTTGTCGACCAAACTGATATCTACCTTTAGGTTCTATCATAGATACGTGAGAGTGATGAACACCTTCCGCGAAATGATCTCTTAATATTTGTTTTATTGATGGATCCATTTTATATTATATCTATATTACATTTTATATTTTCATTTTTAAATTCTATTCTATTTTCTTACCAACGAATTTCTTTCCTTATTTTGGTTTAAACTGTTGTTAAACATTTATAAATGTTTAACAAAAAACAGGATCAAATTATTGAAGAAAAATACATAATTTGTATAGACGGTATACCTCAATACTACATCTCAAATTACGATAACGCAATTGAAGAAATGTGGAACTTGGCTAGAAAACTTCAATTTGAAAACCACTCTTATAACAGTTTTATACATATTCCTATTACTGGTTTTCCAAATGCTATTCATATCATCGGAAAAAATATGTTATTTATAATACCCTACAACAAAGTCTTATATAGATTACAAGTTGATAAAATAATAACTTATCCGGTTTTGACTAATTAAATTATTCTTAGCATCTTCGAGTTTGACCGCTCTTCTAATTAACTACATAAACTGACCTTCAGACGTCATTGGAATATCATAGATTAAATAAAACAAATTTATTTAATCTATTCTTTGTTAATTTATATATTGAAGAAATTGAACCAAGTCAAGGTTTCTATGATTATGCAGTTACTACTTCAGGTTCTACTCGAGACCCATCTCTACCATCTCTACCATCTCTACCATCTCTACCATCTCTCCCTCCTCTCCCTCCTCTACCGTCTCTCAATCCTCTGTTCCAAGGATTTCTATTATGACCCCAATAGATCGGTCTACTATAATACAAACTTTGCGGTTGGTAATCGTAAGTAGGATAATACATACACTGGGGTTGAGAACAATTTGCAACACACTGTCCTAGAGTTGCAAAAGGTCCTGTGTTCTTCCCTTGAACCTCAACACACTTACGAGTATTATCGCAAATAAAAGATGTATCAATAATAACCTCATCTGATCCCTCTACAACATCTGGTAAATCAAAATGAACCTTCTTTTTAGATTCTACACTTACAGATTGAGAAACAATTTCTTTATTTTTACAAGCCGATAAACAATCGCTCTTTGAATTATATACACCTTCATTAGTCATTATACAATTTCCCTCTACACACATATAACTAATACTATTATACACCGCAATTACAATAATTACTACTATTGAAACTAGAACTATTGCACCAAATGTTAAATTATTCATTTATTATTATATAATATTATATAATAATAAATGAATAATCTTAATAATATTTGTGAAAAACTACATATGACATACAATACAACATATATAAATAAATTGAAATCGAATGAAATAAAATTCTTTAAAAAAGTAGCAAGTGAATTAACAAATACATCTACTGGAAACACTACTTTACTAAATCTTATAAGAAATTTAAATTCTAATGTTCCAGTGGCTAAATTTATCTCTGGACCTAAATCTTTATCTAAGCATACAAAAGGAGAAAAAATTTTCTACATCTTCGGTGAGAATCACAAAGGTGTACTTTGTAAAGAAAATTTTATCACTATAACAGATTATCTAAAAGAACTTCTAATAAATACACCTGTATTCATAGATATTTATATTGAATTATCTAAAGAATATAACGATAATTACTTGATGTATGAAAAATTAGATAATTCTATAGAAACTAGTAATATCCCTTTTATGATTAATGAGTTTACAAAATGCTATAAAGACCTATCAACTGATGAAGTATGCAAAAATTCAAGAATACATTTTACTGATATTAGAAACAAATCTATTTTTTTTGAAATAGGAATGATACAATTTTATCAAAAACGACTTAAAAATAATTTTGCTTTAGATATATTCAACGAAATCAAAAATGTATTTATACCATTTCTAAATACATATTCAACTTCAGATGATACAGAAACTAGAGTTGAAGAAACATATATTATGTTTCTTGATAATCCTTTATTCTTTAAAGAATTATCAAGAAGTATAATGAAAGAAGAACTTGAAATTTACACTAAGGAAAGAATAAGAGAATATGTTAATCAATATTTACATACAGACTATCTAAGCAAAGAAAAATTTAAAGAAGCACTCGACTCTTTCAACTCTGTCCAAAATGGAAGACTATTAGAATTTCCTTCTTTTGTATCTTTCTTTTTTGACAGTTTAAATGTTATTATTATGGATATTTATCTTCTTGCAAGAATATTCAAACGTTTCAAAGTTCCGTCAGATACATACCAACCCATTGAACCTCACAACATCATCATATACGCAGGAGACTATCACTGTAATAGATATCGTACATTTCTAGAGCAAAACGATTACATTACAGAATTCTTAAAAGTGAATGAAGTAATCAGAAATTCATGCATTGACATCTCTGAAATTCACCAACCCTTATTCAGAAACACAGAGATAGTTATGAAAATCGATTGGAGAGTACTATCAGGTAATCCAAACGCGATCAATCTTCTAGAGCAGAACCAAGATAAAATAGATTGGTCGAGGTTATCTCAAAATCCAAATGCGATCGATCTTCTAGAAGCAAACCAAGATAAAATAGATTGGCGGAAGCTATCTCGTAATCCAAATGCGATCCATCTTCTAGAAGCAAACCAAGATAAAATACATTGGAAATGGTTATCTACTAATCCAAATGCGATCCATCTTCTAGAAGCAAACCAAGATAAATTAAGTAGAATAAGTTGGTTGGGACTATCTAGTAATCCAAATGCTATCAATCTTCTAGAAGCAAACCAAGATAAAATACATTGGAAAGTACTATCACATAATCCAAATGCGATCCGTCTTCTAGAGCAGAACAAAGGTAAAATATATTGGATGGGACTATTATATAATCCAAATGCGATCCGTCTTCTAGAACAGAACCAAGATAAAATATATTGGGGAGTATTATCTCAAAATCCAAATGCTATACATCTTCTAGAAGCAAACCAAGATAAAATAGATTGGACAGAACTATCAGGTAATCCAAAGGCGATCCATCTTCTAGAAGCAAACCAAGATAAAATAGATTGGGAAAGATTATCAGGTAATCCAAATGCGATCCATCTTCTAGAAGCAAACCAAGATAAAATAAGTTGGTGGAGATTATCATATAATCCAAATGCTATACATCTTCTAAAAGCAAACCAAGATAAAATAGATTGGATAGAACTATCAGGTAATCCAAATGTTATACAGTTTATTGATAATATTTTTTAAGTATGATTACGAGTTTATGAAACAAGTTTACATTTTCATAAATTTGCAAATACAAACAGATATCTAAAGAATTAATTTTTAAATAAAAATGTCAGTACAAAACACACACCCAGAGTGGGAAAAAGAAAACTCTCTTACTTCTCCGAATGATAGAGATCGAGAAAATAGATGGAAACCTGATCTAGGGGCTCCTGATTTATCAAATACAGAAGTTAAAGAGGCTATGACCGCTCTTAACAATACAGATTTTACTCGCAAATTTCCTCGAGTTGATAGGACATATGCCGACCCTCCTCCTCATCTACAATCAGTTGGACTTCTTTCCTTTACCCCAGCAAAAGGAGCAACTCCAAATGAGAACGGAGTGTTCGGTTTCGCAAAGTTGAGGGGTAATTATGCTTCTGAACTTGAAGCTAGCCAACGTGCTGAATTTTTGATTAGAAATGTAGATTCTTATCATCAAATCTATCACACGTATGTAGGACGTCCTTTCCCTATCACATTCAGTTCTAAATATTCAGCAGAAACTGAAGAGGTTGATATTAGGAAGGAAACTACTAAGGCGGTTTCTCAAAACATCAAGGAAAAGAAGCAAGAGGAGCAAAAAATTGTAGCAGAGATAAAGCAGCGCGAAGAAAATCTCTTGGAAGAATCAAAGAGAGGGGAAGAAGATCCTTATGAGACATACATTACTCTTCGTGTAAAGAAGGCACAGTTACAATGGACTTATCTTGAACATCAAAAGAAGATGAACGAAGTTAAGGATATTATTCTCAAGACTCGTGTAGAGTTAGGAGGTTTGGATACCGAATATCCAGATTTTAAGAATACTTATTATGATAAGTATATGAAGGCTCGTGTAGATGCTGGTATTGTTGAAACAACTGAAGAAACTCAAAACAACTTTATGCAATTTCTTGTAGAAGATGCTGTTCTTGATTTTGATCAAGATGACTCAGTAGTTGTAGATGACTCAGTAGTTGTAGATGACTCAGTAGTTGTAGATGACTCAGTAGTTGTAGATGACTCAGTAGTTGTAGATGACTCAGTAGTTGTAGATGACTCAGTAGT